GGTGCTTGCCTAGTCTGGTGCTGTGCGGGTGGCGCCGTGTTCTGCGGCGTTTGTGATTGCTCGCCTTGCTGGCCCTGCCGATCTGGCTTGAAGCACGACATCAGCACGCTGTCGCGGTTGTCGGGGTTGGGCACGCCTGCCGGGTTGAACCATCTGTGCAGGATGATGAACTCGTTGCCGTCGTCGCCTTTCATGAGAGCGCCGACATTTTGCCAGCGTCCCTTCGTCTGCCCGCTGGCGCGGTCTTGGTATTCGCCCGTTTTCACGGCGATGTCGCGCAATTTCGTTGACATGGTGCCTCCATGAGAAAGGCCCCGCAGGGCTCGTCATCGTTACGGTGAGAAGGTGCCGAGCAGGCACTCAAGATCAGGCAGTTCGGCTTCGATCTTGTTGGCGAACTCTTCGGCGATTTCTTGCTCGGCGGCATCCAGCGCCATGGCACGCAGCCGGAAGCTGGGGCCGCTCTTGGTGAGGCTGGAGACGCGCATGTCGAGATTGCGCTCATCCAGGCCGTCATAGGGCGTGAGCCGCCAGGTGATCACCGCCGGCAGGCGCTCGGCGTTCTTCACCGTGACTTTGCTCATCACTCCGACTTGACTGGAGTGCTCCTGCTTCTCGCTGTCGATGCTGGTCAGGTCGTCGATAGATACCTTGCGAAAGGCGTTGATGACCTTACCCTTCTCCAGCGATTCGCCCTTGCTGTTCTCGAAGGTCATCAGGTGGCCCCAGTCCTCGAGCAGCTCGACGATGCCTTGCTGGTCGTAGGTGTTGCTATTGGCCTTGTGGAACGCCAGGAATTCGGGCGTCTTGGGCAGTGACAGCGAGGCGACGTGATCGCAGTGGCCGGGCTCGGGGATGTAGCCAATATCGAGATAGCAGCGCGCGTTCATCCGCTCACGGTCGATAAAGATCGGCGTTTTGTGCGCGGCGTTGGTATCGAACCTGGCGCCCACGTAGTCAATGAAGGCTTCAAGTCCCTGAGTCTCGAATTTGCCGCGGAACCGGCGACGCTGGGCGCGGTACTGCTCGAGATCGGCGAGCTTGAACTCGACGCCCAGGATCAGCGCCTCACCATCGAGGACTTCGGTACCGCTCTTGTGGCTGGCCTCCAGGTGCTGAAGGGCTTCTTTGGTCAGGCTCATTGATTGCTCTCCTGTTGCTGCTGGGTGGTCTTGCGGTGGGCGTGCCCGATCATGTCGATCTGGCTCTTGGGCTCGAGGGTCATTTCGCCGCCCTGGTTGACGTACATCACCGTCTCTGTGGTGTGGTCCTCGGCGGTTTTGCCGTGGGCGGTGGGGACCGAGAAGGACAGCTTGTGAACGACGCCGACTTGGCTACCGGAACCGATGTTCTCGATGCTCATCTCCAGCACGACCTTGGCTTTCTTCTTCGGGTTGTCGGTCGCTGACGCGGCCGCGTGGCTAAGGATGGTGCCGAGACGTTCGGCCAGGACGCCTCCATCCAGATCCTCGATAAACGCCGTGACGTTGGTGGGTTTGCTAGACATGGGAATGCCCTCCTGGGGCGGGTGATGGGGCCTGCCGGCCCCGGGTGGGTGATCAGGCGGCCTAGAGTTCGGTTATGGCGTCTTCGTAGCCGCTCCATTCCTCCACGCCTGCCGACTGCAGGGCGTCGAGCATGACGCGCGCGGCCAGCAGGGCGTTGTACTCCTTGCGGCTGATGGTCACGTTGTCGGGGTTCTCTACCTCTCTGGCGGTCTTGAGGGCGGCGCCACGCTCGGCGGCCGACAGGGAGAAACAGGCGCGCCAAGAGGCGGCCTCGGCCTCATGGGCGCGCACAGCGTCCTGCTGGGCCTCGACCTTGGCCCGGGCCACCTCGTCATCGGCGGTGGGCTGGTAGTCGGCCAGGTCCTGGCGGAATCGCTGCCAGCCGGCGATCAGGCGCTGGAAGCGGGCCTCGTCAGGGTAGTGCCAGCACCAGACGGTGTTCTCCCGGGTGCCGTCGCTGCACATAAACAGGCACTTCTCGGCGCCGCTGACGAGCAGCTGCTGATCCATCTGCACCAGGTAATGCGCGGAGAGAACCTCGGCGCGCACCGCGGCGGCCAGATCCTGATTCCAGAGCTTGGTTTCCCAGATGACGTCCTCGAGCATGGTGCAGCCGTCGAAGCTGGCCAGCAGATGGGGGTGATCCTCGCTGGTAGCCGTGGCGGGGTATAGCTCTTCGCCGATCAGCTCTTCGGCGATGTGACGGGCCTTGGCCTCTGCGGCATGACCCTTGTCGAAGAGCCGCTGCTGGGCATCACTGACCTCGGGGATCTCGCCGCTGTACTTCTGCTTGAGCAGATCGGCGCGGCTCAGGTACTTGCTGACCCTAGCCATTGCCGGGGCCTCGCTTGCGGTGTAGTGGTTGTCGCGCAGGGCGTGCCAGTCCTGACTCCCCTGCTGGACGTTGTGGATCTTCATGCTGTCACCTCGCGAATCTGCTGTTCTTGTTTCTCGGTGAGGAAGGCTTTGCTGCTGATCAGCGATACAACCTGATCAGGTGTGCGCTTGCCGGCCTCGATGGCGGCCTTGCTACGGGCGATCTTGTGCGCCATGGAGGTGTAGGCCTGGCGGCCCTTGTTGGTGTCGAGGGTGGGCGGTGAGGCCAGGAAGGCATCGACCTCGGCTCGGATGGTCTCGAGGTAGGGATCAAGACCCTGCTCGGCCTTGAATACCTCGAGGGCGGTTTCCTTGGCTGGCACGGTGACCAGCTCGGTGGATTCTTTCTCTACTTTCTCGGCGACTGCAGACATGTCGTTCTCCTTGTTACCAGGCGGCCTCGGTGCGCAGCATGGCCTCATAGCGCTCGACCACACGGCGGAAGGCGAACAGGTCGCGCTCCAGTTCGCCGATGTATGCCTCGTTACGCTCGATGCGCCGGCGGAATAGCTCTTTCCCGACCGGCTCTAGCCAGGGGCAGTACATGATGAAGTCGCACCACTGGCGGCCGGTGATCCAGAGACCGCCCTGTATCTGGTCGATGTACTCGTCAAAGGCGCTCTCGGGATCGCTCCAGGTTTTGCCGATCTTCTGGCAGTTGGCCGGGCACTTGATCTCGATCAGGCCGTAGTCGCCCACCAAGCCGTCGCTGGAGTAGCCAAAGGCGCGGTCATCGGTGAGGATCAGGCCTTTCTCGCTGGCCAGCAGGCCGGTGGCGGCCTCGTAGGTCATGCGTGCCTCTGGCTCCAGCTCGGTGCCGCGACGCATCTGCCAGGTCTCGAAGGCGGGCGATACCGGCTCGCCAGCGATACGCTCCAACGCCACCTGCCAGGCATACTCGATGGCCTTGGCCGTCGGGTCGCCGGCTTTGCCGTTCTTGGTGGCCCGGGTGAGCATGGTCCGGGCATCAGAGAAGCGGCTGGCGGTAATCACGCCGGCACGCGCTTCCAGCCATGCCTGGCTGCCCTGGGGCTCGTTGATCAGGATGGTCATGCGGTCTCTCCTTCGTAGGTGGTGCCGGCCTCGGCGTCAGGCTGGGCGGCCTTGAGCGCCTCGCCGCGCTTCTCGACCTCGGCCTTGAACTGGTTGTAGGCGGCCATGTCGCGGGCCTTGCGGATCTCGGCGATGCCATCGCGCCACACCTGGGCCAGGGCCTCGGTGCTGTCGGCCTGGCGGGCGAGATCCAGCCACTTGCCGGCCAGGGCTTCGTCGGCTTGTGGCCCGCTGGGTGCCAGGCCCTCGTTGCCCTCGGTGTTCAGGTGATGGATGGCCTGCTCGAGTTGCTCGGTCTTGGGCCAGAACTTGTAGGCCCGCTTGACGCAGGTCTTCTTGGCCATCTCGCCCCAATCCGTGACCCAGGGGCAGGACTTCTTCTTGTTGACCCAGGCCTGCCAGGCGGTCGAGCGGTCGCGGATGGCGTTGACCTCCTCGACGCTCATGGTCTCGGTCAGGTAGTCGCCGTCGCTGGTCTTGACCACCACATACACGCCGATCACGTCGCCGCGGTCATGCGCGAAGGGGTTGAAGCTGTGCGTCGGCGGCCGGTCCATGCCGTTGAGCTCGAAGCGGTCCTGCTGGTGGACGAGCTCGGCCTGTGCCCAGCGAATCGCCCCGCTGGCCAGGGCGAGGTCCATCAGGCCCATGTAGCTGATGTCGAGACACACCTTGCCGTCCCTCGGCACCAGGTAGGCTTGCTTCTTGGCGGGGTTCAGGCTGATGCCGATGGCGGCAATGTTGGTCACCGCGTTGACGACCGACTGCCGATTGCCCATGGCGATCTTCAGCAGGTAGTCGTTGGCCTGGATCGTCTGGACGGCGAAGCCGGCCTCTCGCTCGAAGTTCAGCCCCGGCTCGCTCAGGACAGAACAGAACGCATCGCGCGTGTCGTAGATGTCCTGGCGAATCGTGGCGATCGCGTTGGTCATGATGTTATCCTTCTCTTGATTCATTCTTCCGGTGGATCAATAGGCCCTGCCCAGCTCTCACCCTGGACAGGGCTTTCTTATGCGGCCTCGCTTTCCTCGGCGCGGTACTCGGCGAGCAGCCGGGCCTCGTCGCCTTCGGTCAGCTTTCTCTCCAGCCATTGGGCACGACGCCCACGGCGGTCGAGGATCTCGAACTCGAATTCTTCCGCATCGGGTGGCTCGAAGTAGTTGCCGGGGCGATAGCCCTGATAAAACGTCACTCGGCATTGGCAAGGGATGCCGGACACGCAGGTATTGAATGTCATGCGGCCTCCTGCTTGCGGTGGGTGGTGATGAACTCGCCGACCTCCTCGCGCAGCTTGTCCAGCGTCAGGTCGTCATCCACTGGCTGGGTGCTGGCATACAGCACGCGCGGTCCCTTGGGCTCTTCCAGATAGACGCTGATCAGCACGGCGCCGCCAGGCTCGAAGCCTTCCGCGACGCTGGCGTACATGCCGGTGTGCTTTGGTATCGACGCGACAAGGCCGCGAACCTGATCAATCGTGGATGTCTCGTTATTCATCGGTGATCTCCTCGGCGACTCGACGCGTTGCGTTGGGAATGTCCTCCTCGGCTACCTCGGTGACGGTGACGCGGTACATGCGGCGGTTGATGATCAGCAGTTCGCTGGCGTGCACCTGGTTGTGCTCGTGCAGCATGAAATGGATCACGGCGACGTGTGCCTCGAGCCGGGTAATCGGCGGTGGTGTGATAAAGGCCATGTCAGGGCCTCCGTATCTGGACGAGTGGTTCCTTCACACCCTGGCGCCTGGCGATGTACTCGGAATAGCGGCGAGCGTTGGCGGCTTGCAGTGCCGTCAGAGGGCCGTCTTCCTGGGTGCGACGGGCGGGGGCGATGATCGGATCCTTTGGCCCGGTGACAATCGGCGGCCCGATGCCCAGGCGGTGGCGAGCAATGTCGGCGCTAGTCATTGGCGGTTCCTCCAGGCGGCGATCAGCGATATGGCAGCAAGCCCAGCAGCGACGATTGCCAGCCACTGAAGGGCGAATATCTGGGTGTCATCCAGCGGCAGCATGGGACCTCCTGATGGTGGTGATGACGTAGGGATAAATGCCGTTGCGGCTGGCCGCGCGCTTGGCGGCAATGCGGCTGATGTACGGCGATCCGGGTAGATCACAGCGAGGCACGATCCGTCCTTCCAGGCGCTGGCCGACCAGGTATCGATTTGTTCGCGTCATTGCCAGGTCTCCTTGAGCTCGCGTTCGAGGCGCCGTTGCTCTTGCAGGCGCTCAATATCAAAGCGCCGCCGGTAGAGACGGGCGGCAACGTGGTCTATTTGGTTGCTTCTTTCTTGCTTCGTTGTTGGTGTGGTGTTCATCGCAACCTCCAGAAAAGGCCCGGCGGACCGGGCAAGGGAGATAGGTGCAAAAC